TAGGATCAGTTATTTAGCAATCTTGCTGCTCGTGCAGGGGTACAGTATTCCAGTGGAATCCTTTTTTCGTTGGCCATCGTGTTGCCTCTATACACTTGCCTTGAATAAATTGCCGAGCCAAGTGGGCAAGGTTCCCAACTTTTCTCTCTGTCGAGATAGGCTCAGCAAAGTCGTTAACCCACTCGGTTGAAATTCACTGGTAGCACATTGCTACCCCGTTGCGAGTCATAGAAATCGGCCAGCCACTGCAACAGCTTGCGCCGGTCGTCCAGATACTCAGCCCGGTGATAGGCTGCCCGCACCTTGTTGCGTTCGGCGTGGGCAAGCTGGCGCTCTATCACGTCCGGATCAAAGCCTTCCTCGTTCAAGGTGGTAGAGGCTAATGCCCTGAATCCGTGCGGTGTAGCGATCCCTTTATAACCCATCCGCCCCATTGCATAGCTCAAGGTGTTCTCACTCATGGGATTGGTCAGTTTACGCTCGCTCGGGAACAGCAACTCACAATGGCCTGTCAGCTGGTGCAGTTCATCGAGCACGGCCAACGCCTGGCGAGAAAGGGGGACAAGGTGCTCGGTTCGCATCTTCATCCGTGCAGCAGGGATCCGCCATTCTGCGCGTTCCATATCGAACTCATCCCAACGTGCAAAGCGCACTTCACCAGGGCGGGTCATGGTCAACATCAGCAGATGGAGGGCAAGACGAGTCGCCGGGTTAAGTGGCTCGGCTTCCAAACGTCGGAAGAATTCTGGCAGCTCAGAACGGGGCAAAGCGGGTCTGTGCTCCTGCTTGGTGGCCTTGAGCGCCCCCCTCAGGTCTTGAGCCGGGTTGTAGCTGGCTCGTCCAGTCTGAATGGCGTAGCGCATGATCGCGCTGACCCGTTGCAATATCCGTCCCGCTGTTTCGGTTGCCCCCCGCTTCTCAACTTTCCGGAGGGCCTCCAGAATCATGGGGGCAGTCAGCTCTGTGATAGGCACTAATCCCAGATCGGGGAAGACATCCACCTCCAGCGACTCGATCACTCGGGTGGCGTGGCCTGGGCTCCACAACGCGAACTGGCTCTGATGCCATTCCCGCGCTAACACCTCGAGGCTATTTTCACTGACCAGCCGACTGGCTACCTTGCTTTGCTTGCGCACGAGGCCGGGGTCTATCCCTTCGGCGATCACCCGGCGAGCTTCATCCCGTTTAGCCCTGGCCTCTCTCAGGGAGACCTCGGGATAAACCCCCAGAGCGAGCTTCTTCTCTTTGCCACCATGGCGATACTTGAGTTTCCAATACTTGCCGGACTTGTTAACCAGCAGGAACAGTCCCTTCTCATCGGCTAGCTTGTCGCCGTTCGGCTTGCCGCTCCACTTGGCCTGCCGGGCTGTTATGTCAGTTAAAGGCATCTGGGGGCCTCCATATCCAATTATGGGGGCCTAAGTTGCCGCAGTGGGGGCCTATCAGCATTGGCTGAAAGCCTTACAGGACAACGGTTGGCCACGATTGGGGGCCTAAATTCAGAGGGGAAAAATTGAGCCCCCATAAAAGCCCCCTGTTTCAGGGGTATGTTATGAGGCAATATGATACGACAGGACATAACAAAAAACCCGCACAGCCTTAAGCTATGCGGGTTCTAGCCATGTCATGATACGACATGAAATTCAATAATGGTGCCCGGGGTCGGACTCGAACCGACACGATTATTCATCGGCGGATTTTGAAACCCATAGGCTCCCTTACAAATCAGTAAGTTACTGATACTAAAGGACGCTAAAATCTCGATATGTTGAGTTATAAGGCAATGTGGGGCAAATCAATGGACTGTTTATGTACGTTTTTCAGCGCAGTAATGGGGTTGAGACGCACCGCATCTTCCAGATGATCCGGGGCAAAATGTGAATAGCGCATCGTCATTTTGATGTCTGTGTGGCCAAGGATTCGCTGCAACACCAGGATGTTGCCACCGTTCATCATGAAGTGGCTGGCGAATGTATGACGCAGAACATGGGTACTCTGCCCTACCGGCAACTTGATGTTGGCTCGCCTGATGGCTTTCTCAAACTCGGCATAGCAATCATCGAACAATCTACCAGTTCGTTTGGGCAACATGGCCAATAACCATGGGGCCACAGGCACAGTCCGGTTGCGTTTCCCCTTGGTCTTGGTGAAAGTGATCCGCCCCATACCAACCTGGGAACGGCTGACTTTCTCAATCTCAGACCAGCGGGCCCCAGTAGAGAGGCAGAGCATAACAACCAACCAGAGATCTCGCTGTTCCTTGCCGGCATCAAGCAACTGTTCAATCTCATCTTGGGAGAGATAGGCCAGCTCTGATTCCTGAACCTTATATTGGCGTAGGTCAGACAACGGATTACCACCGTTCCACACACCAAGACGGGCCAGTTCATTAAACACTGCCTGCAGGTAAAGTTGCTCCCGGTTGATGGTCGTCGGTGTGACCTTCTTACACTGTCCTGGTACATAGAGCTCACCCGCCAACCGCCGCTCGCGGTACGCCGAGAAATGCTCGGAGGTGAACTCGGTGGCAATGGGGTTATCAAGTGCTTCACATAACCAGACGAGCTTATCCCGTCGCCGATCACCATCGGCCAGTGTCTGACCATGACGACCAAACCAGATATGAACAAGGTCAAGCAGCCGTCGCTGCTCATGCTTTTCACTCTCTGGTTCAGGCTCTTTCAACCAGGGCTTGTTAGTAAGCTGGTGCCTCTCCCACGCAAGAGCTTCACCTTTTGTCATGAAGCTCTTTCGTATTCTTCGGCCGCCATCGCCATCAGGACGGAGGTCAGCTAGCCAAGGCTTCGTCTTTCCATCAACTTTTTTAACTACCATTGCACACCACCCGCGCTTTCTTATGAGGTGTCGTTGCCAAAGCCGCCATCATAGAAAGCATTCAAACTGCTCAGAACTTCTTACCAGCCCACACGACCCTGCCAACCAAATCCAGTTCTGCCAATTCGGCCTTATTCAGGTCACGCGATTTATAAAGAGGGTTGTCAGAAATAACCCGAATGCCACCTAAATCGAACTGCAACCGTTTCACAAATAAACCACCCTCGAGGCGCAACACATAAAGGCCATCGCGAGGAGCCTCACCGTTTTTTAGGCGTATCAGGATCACATCACCGTCATTGATAGTTGGCTCCATGCTGTCGCCCTTAGCCCGGATGACGGCCATCTTTGCCGGTTCAAAACCTTCACGACGCAACCAATCCGAGCGGAACGCCATCGGCTCAGCCAATGGCTCGTCGGTAATCTGTGAACCATGACCAGCACTCGCTTCCACTTGATAGGCGGAAATAGTAGTGAATTCGTCAGCCCGATAAGAGCCTTGAGCACCGGAGGTTGCATCATGAGATACATGAGAAAGTGGGCTGTTAACCCCATCACCGATGCCAAACACCAACCAGTCAAATGTAACTCCCCCTGCTCGCGCTAAGTTTAACGCTCGATCAATAGGGGGAATGGTTCCTTCGTACAGATAGCGCTTGAGGCCGCTATCGCTCATGTCGGCTCGTCGAGCAAAAGCACGCAAGGGCTCATTGCCAATCACTTTATTAAGTCGCTCTGAGAATGACAACTGATCAAAACCAACCTTCAAAGCTTTCTCCGTAGCCATAAAGCACCTTGTAGAATCTTACTGAACAACCAATGCCCTTCATGCTTGACCGAATAGCTTTTTAGATCAACAATCAACCTTGAAGAGTTAGATTGTGGCTTCGGAGCTATATCGAGCCATATAGAGCAACGTTTAAGGGGACCTATCATGTCAGAGATTGCAATCCAGATCGATACACCGATCAAGACACAAGAGAAGTTTGCAGCAGATGCTGGCATCCCACTGGGTACGGTGAAGAAGATGGTTGGGCGTGGCGAGCTGCAAATCATGCCGAAATACTCTCCGAAAGCCAGAGTGCTGATCAACATGGTCGCGCTCTATCAACAGGCTGCTGCAGCGGCATATCCTCCGGCAACCTTCCGGTAACTATGGCACTCAATGGAGCGAGAACCATGTTTATCGGTAGAGACTGCAAACATCCGCACTTCGAATCTGCATGCAGCAGATTTAAATCCAACCATGAGATCAGTGTGATCGCCCCATCAGCTGGCATCGATGCGCAAGTTTTGAGGAATAAGCTCAATCCTGACCAGCCACACCACCTGACTGCTCGGGATCTCATTGCTCTCTACCACGCCACCGAGGGAGATGAAACCCTGTTCGACGGCATGCTGCTCGAGTGTGGCCTCACTGCCGTGGCGATACCCAAGGCAGAGCGTGCACCTTCCCTCCCCCATCAGGCGATCGACCTGAACGCCAAGATCGCCAGCATTGGCCAGCGGGCGCTGGAGCTGACGGAACGCGGCCGGATAACCCGCTCTGAACGCAACACCCTGGTGAGCGTGGCCACGTCGGCCATGGGCTCACTCGCCATCTTGATCCATGACGTTGAAACCCGCTTTCAGGCAGTACCAGCCCTGGCATGCGC